TGGGAGGCTCACCCTGACCACACAATATTAAAAGCTTTAGTAGCAGAACGTGCAATCTTCTTTGTTATCCTACCTTTTTTTAGGTTCTGTGGTGATGCTGGTCTTAGGACGACCTCGGCAGATATCTCCAGAGACGAGCAAATTCATGTTGCCTGTAATTCTCTCGTATGTGCTGATATGGGTTTACGCTGGAGTAATTCTCTGGACAAACTTAGGAAAGCCACCATTAATTGGATATTCCAACCTCTAGGTAGAAATACCTACGATAAATATTTGGACAAAAAATTCTGGCTGGATGCTAGTGATCGGTTAATGTATGAAGGTAAAGCACCTGAATTTTCTGACACACAGCGAGCTAGAATGCCAGCCTTTTTTGAACATGCAGCCACAAATCTCCCTCAATACTCTTAAGTTACATAACGATAGGTTAGATGAATTGATTAACCGACTTGATAAACATTTTGGTTGGCAACCAGTTAATCCTAAAGAAAGTATTGAATCAATTATGTATAGATCTGGACAAGCCAGTGTCATTGAATATATAAAATCTATTATGGATGAAGAAATCTAATGTGTTTATTTCAAAAAACTCCAAAACCACCGGAGCCACCACCATTAACACCGCCACCACCAGCACCTCCTGCCCCACCACCAGTTTTACCTGAACCAGAACCATTAATAAAGGAGGTTAATCCACAGGTGAGAAGAGCTAAAAGTAAAAAAGCTAAATCAGCTGATGGAAGTGGAGGTACAGGTTCTTTAAGAATAAATCTTGAACCATCAATTAATACAGGTACTCCTCCCCCAGCTGGAGGACTAAATAAATGAACGCACGTGAGAGATATGACATTTTAACTAAGGATCGTTCTCAGTTTCTGGACACTGCAGTTGAATGTTCTAAACTCACGTTACCTTATTTAATCTCAGACGATTTAACAACAAGACATAACCATAAAAGATTAATATCTCCTTGGCAATCGGTAGGTAGTAAAGCTGTTGTCACATTAGCAGCAAAACTAATGTTAGCTTTACTTCCTCCACAAACAAGTTTCTTCAAGCTACAAGTTAGAGATGATAAGTTAGGTGAAGAGATTCCAAAGGAAATTAAAAGTGAATTAGATCTATCCTTCTCTAAAATGGAAAGGATGGTTATGGATTACATAGCAGCTTCTAGTGATAGAGTTGTTATACATCAAGCATTAAAACATCTAATTGTAGGTGGAAATGCATTGATATTTATGGGTAAGGATGGTTTAAAGAACTTCCCATTGAATCGTTACGTCGTAAATAGAGATGGAAACGGTAACGTTTTAGAAATAATTACAAAGGAACTAATAAGTCGAAAGGTGTTAGGTGTAGAGCTACCTAATCCTAAACCAAACCCTCCAGGTGAGGATGGAATGACAAGCTCTAATGGAGAAGACGTGGAAGTGTACACTTGCGTTAAGATGGACTCCAAAAGTGGTAGATGGGTTTGGCATCAAGAAGCTGATGACATGGTGCTTCCTAATAGCCGTAGCACAGCACCAAAGAATGCTAGTCCATGGTTAGTTCTCCGATTTAATACTGTAGATGGCGAAGATTATGGTAGAGGTAGAGTTGAGGAATTCATCGGTGATTTAAAGTCACTTGAAGGACTGTCCCAAGCACTAGTAGAAGGCTCTGCAGCAGCTGCTAAAGTAGTCTTCCTTGTATCACCATCATCAACTACAAAACCAAAGACTCTAGCCGATGCTGGTAACGGTGCAATCATTCAAGGTAGACCTGAAGATGTCACTGTTGTACAAGTTGGTAAGACAGCTGACTTTAGTACAGCTGCACAGATGGCTCAGACATTAGAAAGAAGAATCGCTGAAGCATTCATGCAATTGAATGTACGGCAATCCGAACGTACTACAGCTGAAGAAGTTAGACTTACTCAGCTAGAATTAGAACAACAATTAGGTGGTTTATTTTCACTACTTACTGTTGAATTTCTTATACCATATTTAAATAGAACTCTTTTGATACTACAACGTAACAAAGAGATACCATCTATCCCTAAAGATTTGGTACGTCCACAGATTGTTGCAGGTGTTAATGCTCTTGGTCGTGGTCAGGATAGAGAAAGTCTTACAGCTTTCATCACTACCATTGCTCAAACATTAGGTCCAGACGCATTGATGCAATATATTAATCCTTCAGAAGCTATCAAACGTTTAGCAGCTGCACAAGGTATTGATATATTAAACTTAGTTAAAACTGAGCAGCAATTACAAGAAGAGATGCAACAGCAACAACAAGCAGCAGCTCAACAATCTTTAATTGATCAAGCAGGACAAATGTCTAGTGCTCCATTAGTCGACCCTTCTAAAAATCCACAATTACTTCCACAAGAAGAACCACCTACTGAATAAATATGGCAGAAACATTAACTTATGATCCTGGTACTGATGAAGTAACTAATACTGAAAGTCTATCTCAAGAAGAACAAGAGTCTCTTAAGGTAGGTGAAGAGTTAGCTGATCAACAGGATCAATTACTAGCAGGTAAATATAAAGACGCAGAAGAATTAGAGAAAGCATATGTTGAACTTCAAAAAAAGTTTGGAGAAAAAAATTCAGAAGATAGCAAAGCAACTAGGGGATCCAATGATACTGATGAATCAGAAGAAACGTCAGAAGAAACGGAAGAAACTAAAGAAGATTCTCCAGCACTTGCATTAATTCGAGAAGCTTCTAGTGAGTATTACGACAATGATGGCACACTTAAACCTGAAACTTTAGAAAAGTTTAATGAAATGAGTAGCCAAGATTTAGTTAGTGCTTATCTTCAAGCTCAAAAAGAAAACCCTCAACAACCTGTAACTCAGCAGGAAGTAGATGTATCAGATAATGATATAAATTCTATTAAAAATTCTGTTGGTGGTGAAGCTGAGTATGGTAAAGTAGTTCAATGGGCTGGTGAGAATTTAGATTCAAATTCTATTGAAGCTTTTGATCAACTTGTTAGTACTGGTAATGTAGCAGCTATTAAGCTAGCTATTGCTGGATTAAAAACACAGTATGATAACGCTAATGGTTTTGAAGGTACAATGGTATCAGGTAAAGCACCTAAGACATCAGGTAGTAACTTTAGAAGCCAAGCTGAATTAGTACAAGCAATGAGTGATCCTAGATATGATAAAGATCCAGCTTATAGACAAGATGTAATAGATAAATTAGAAAGATCAGATAACTTACAATTCTAAAACTATGGCAGGAATGTACTATAATCCCTCCGATAGGGATAATGATTTTCATGTTAAATACATGGTAAATACTCCAGGTGATAGATGGTTTATCCCTGGGGTAACAGGAGCAAGTATCAGTAACCAGGCACAATGTGATAAACTTGTAGGAGATACCGCTGACGGTACACCTGCAGCTAGTGAAACGGTAGCTTAAATAGTCATGGCGACCTGACAGTTCATCATCGCCATTCACCTACCTTTAAATTAAATGACGATTATAACTGAATACGGTAAACAAAACATTTTTGCAAACGAACCACCTATTGAAATCATGCATCAAGAAGAAGAAAAATTTATCATGCAAACCGCTGAAGAGCTTAACGGTCGTGCAGCAATGATTGGATTTATTATTGCAATCGGCACATACATAACCACTGGACAAATCATTCCAGGTATTTTTTAAACCTTTATAAATGACTACAGCCACACTAACAAAACCATTTGACAACTGGCAGCGTTTCTGTGACTGGACAACGAGCACCAACAACCGAATCTATGTCGGTTGGTTTGGTGTTCTTATGATCCCTGCACTATTAACCGCTGCAACAGCATTTATTATAGCTTTCATAGCTGCACCACCAGTTGATATAGATGGTATTCGTGAGCCTGTCTCAGGAGCATTACTCTATGGAAACAACATCATCTCGGGAGCCATTGTCCCGTCAAGCAATGCAATCGGTCTTCACTTCTACCCAATCTGGGAAGCTGCAACCCTCGACGAGTGGTTGTATAACGGAGGACCATATCAACTTATTGTGTTCCACTTTCTCATCGGTATCTCAGCATACCTGGGACGACAATGGGAACTTAGTTATCGACTAGGAATGAGGCCATGGATATGTGTAGCATATTCAGCACCTGTTGCAGCGGCATTCTCTGTCTTCCTTGTATACCCATTCGGTCAAGGAAGTTTCAGTGATGGTATGCCTCTTGGTATTGCAGGGACTTTCAATTTTATGTTTGTCTTTCAAGCAGAGCACAATATCCTTATGCATCCGTTCCATATGCTCGGCGTTGCAGGGGTATTCGGTGGAGCTTTATTCGCTGCTATGCATGGAAGTCTTGTTACATCTTCGCTTATTCGTGAGACGACTGGCTTAGAGTCTCAAAACTATGGATACAAATTCGGTCAAGAGGAGGAGACGTATAACATTGTTGCGGCTCATGGCTACTTTGGGAGACTTATCTTTCAGTATGCCTCTTTTAACAATAGTCGTAGCTTACATTTTTTCCTTGCTACTTGGCCCGTCGTTTGCATATGGCTTACCAGTATGGGAATCTCCACTATGGCTTTTAATCTCAACGGGTTCAACTTCAACCAATCCGTCTTAGCCACAGGAGGTAAGGTTATCCCTACTTGGGCTGATGTGTTAAACCGTGCTAATTTAGGTATGGAAGTAATGCATGAAAGAAATGCTCACAACTTCCCACTTGACTTAGCTTCAACAACGGAGAAAGAATATGCCCTCGGGTAAAGGTACCTATGGTACAAAGGTTGGTCGTCCTAAAAAGACTACAAAGAAAAAATAGAACCACGTCCGTTCATCCATCATTCATGGACGCATGAAACCAAGGCATGGAACGGGGTCTTGGTACTAGAGATTTACAATGACTGTAAAACTAAAGTATCGTGGTGTCACTTACACTAAAACTATCTAATCTTAATTTAATTAAATGAAAAAACTTGCACTTGTCCTAGCAACCACTCTTGTTTCTACACCTGCAATGGCTGGACCATATGTCAACGTAGAAACCAAAGCTAAGTACACAGGTTCAGATTATAAGTCTAGAGCTACAGATCTACACGTAGGTTATGAAAACAATCTTGGAGATCTTGCATATTATATCCAAGGCGGCAAGACGATTAATGCTGCTGATGGGGTTGATGCGGAGTCTAATTTCTCTGGCAAGCTTGGTGCTAAGCTCCCAGTTACAGATAAAATTAAACTCAATGGTGAAGTATCTTTCGCACAAGTGGAAGACGCTGACAACACCTACGGTACAAAGTTAGGAATTAAGTATAGTTTCTAATGTCACAACAAAGCGATCAAGCTAGGGCGTCAGTTACATCACTGACTCCCGAACCAGAAATCAAAGAAGAAAAGAAGGAGACTTTTGATAAGGATATATCCCTCGAAGAAGCTCTAACTACCTTATAAAACATCCAACACTAACTAAACATAGTGAAAAAAACTTTATTAATCGCAGCAGCATTATTAACTGCTGTATCTCCAGCAACTGCAGCTAGTCGTCTTAGTGGAGCAGGTGCATCATTCCCAGCTAAAATCTACACTCGTTGGTTTTCCGATTTAGCAAAAGAGGGTGGACCTCGTGTTAACTACCAAG